CTCGTCAAGTAGTATAGCAATCTCCTGCTGTTGAAGGGAATTACGTGACCCTTCATCACTTATACAATATATAGAATTAGTAAGGCATATTTACAATTTCCCCATCCACTCTCGCCTCAGAGAATGCCGGGTAATTCCTGTTGTGGGCTGACGAAACCTCCTGTAAATACAGGTATTCCACGAGGGGAATGTCAACGCTGCAGTTTTCCTAATATCAATTCAAGCTCGGAATTCTTATAATGATATTGGTAACTACCTACAACGGGTAACTTTCATTTTATATCCATGTGACCTACGGATAGCTGTAACTACTTTACGTCCTCACAGCGGGACCGGACGAGCTCTAAGCGAGCTCAAACTTCTCCTTGTACCAATCCATACATTCTTGGTACGTGGGAATGTCAGAGACATAACCCAGGAGATGAGCTTCACGAGCAACTTCCATAAGTTCAGCTCGTCTAGCCTCATACGTCTCGCGTCCAAATTCAAAATATTTCAATGCAACATTTGAGATTGCTTCCGCCGCAGATTGTTCTTTGGTTAAAACATCACTCTTAATATGAGCATGTAACATTTTTGCAATAGATTCCTCTTCACAGGGGCAACGATACAACTGTAATTCGTCGTCCCAAACAGCAAAATGCTTGAGGAAACTTGCCTCGGACAAGTGGACATATGGAACAGATTCTGCTTCCTTATCAGCCATAGTATATTTAATGCCCATGTTGGCAAATACTTCAGCAACTCGTGTATGATTAAATTCAGAATATCCCTTCTTAACAGTCATGATATTATCGTCACCATAGGTCATCAAGGCAACTACATCAGCAAAACGTGGTGTCTTCCACCATCTTGCTTCCTCGGCAATCGTATAATATGCATAACGCATATACAACGAGTTAACCAAAGAATTAATAATTACTGTAAGAGGATGTCCTGAAGGATTTGATCCAAAAAACTGAACCAAAGTTCCAAAATAATCATACGTGGGATACGTGATTTCGGTGGCAATACCAGTCATAATCCGAAGATCACGCTCAGAATAATTTCCGCTCTTCTCAGCTATTTGAATCAATAGTTTGAACGCTGCAAACATAAAACGAGGAGACATACGCGCATCAAATTTTGCGTAATCACCAGCTATTGCACGGTCCCAACCATATTTTCCAATGTGCTTGAAAAGGGCAGTCCACTCTGGAGACTGTTGAACCACTCCAACAGCGCACTCAAAAACTTTCTGATTGCGCTGCACTAGAGCAGCTAGTGAAAGATAATATTTTCGTACCAACAAGATGGTTGCGAAATTGCAAGCAGCAAAAACTCGCACTTTATCCTTCGTATATTTAGTGGGTTCATCTTTCAAAGATGCCTTGAATACAGAGTTAATACGCACTCCAGTACTCAAACGCTCTTCTAATGAACGTACTTCCTCCCACAATTCCTCTGGTGCATCACGCACATAAGAAATTCCAGGTACAATCCTGTCAGAATCCTCTACTATAGTAGTTTTAGGACCCTTATGAGGGAAGCCCCTTGATGAAGAAAAATTGATTGCATTAACACCAAGTACTCCATCAATTCCAGAAAGATTAGC